AGTAATATAAAAAGTACCATTAAGTCGATCAGAGAAGAACATATCGACTTTAGAAACGTATTTATATAGATCGAAGTCTCCATGAACAATGTCATCGCCAAACAATGTACACACATTTATGTATATCTCAAACAAATGTACACAATATTTTTGATTTTTATCAAAGTTTGTTATCAAACGTTGCGTTCTGCTATCATAAAGGCCTCTATTAATGCCCCATGCAAGATGTATTCTTTTGTATCGGTCAGCTATTTTTAGATATTCTTCTTCTCCGGTAATTTTTCTTTCTAAAATAACTTCAGAGAATATAGGCAATGTTTCGGCAAATTTTTCTGCCTTGACCATTCTGATCCTTAATTTTTCTAACTCGTCTTTGTATTCCTTTCTCATTACCTTACTCCGATTCTGAGGCTATTAGCTGTATACCCTTTATCTAATTATATAAGAATATCTAAACAATGTCAACACACATTACCTAATAGTGGAGGCATTTGCTTGGTAAACCAACTTACAAGACGTAAAGAATAGGCTATACATTTCTCCGTTTTTCAGAAAAACTTCTATAATGCCATTTATATTATTTGTCCTATACCCTATTATACCTATATATGTATCTGATCTATCCCCTGGCATGAAACATGTAATAGAATCTAGAGTAAAACCAGGAATATCTTTAGATAATGTTTCTTTAATACTAAGATCTAAATGAACAGTCTTTTGTTGAACGCCAATATGATTCACAATTGGTATCTTAGTGTGTGTTAACATAAGTAGTATAATGAATCCACTTATTATTATTCCTATAAAGAATACTTTGTTATCTGCCAATATTTTATGGATTTTATTAAACATCTTTTATATTCCTAGAGCTTAACAAAGAGCTCTTTTATTGTGTGATTATTCTTTTCGTAGAATTTCCTAGTTGCTACAGCTTTCCTTCCATCTACTTTCTTAAATAGATTTCCTTCATTGTCAACTAAACCGTACCTAATAGCAATTGTGTTTTTATATTCTTCCATTTCGTTCCTTCTGGATTCCATACTATCAAATAGCGTAGAACAATTACGATTCTTCTCAACCAATAGTAAGTTATTGATTGTGAACGTCTTTAATCCATTAGATATTAGATTCATAGCAAAGTCTTCATCTTCTAAAACTCTAAATGTCTCATCAAAATATACTTTCTTTTTATAGTATTTGTTGATATTCTTCAAAAAGAAACAACTTGCTTTTAATTTATTTGTTCTAGTTCCCCAAACATAATTACTAAAATGGAAAACAAATGTATTATATAATCTTTTCCAAGGAAACATAGCAGCATTTACAGGCACAAATAAATCAGCTTCTCCACAAAACATATTATTAATAATATTAACGGTAGAATCTCTGTCATCTGTTTCTCTAGAGTTTCTCATGATTTGGTCTTCTTTTGATATAAAAAATGAGTCATCATCCAGGAAAATACCGAAGTCTGAATCACTATTGTATAAAAACTCTAAAGCTATGTTCCTAGCTTTACTTATTCCTAAAGGTTCTTTTGAGTCTGTAATAATAGTATAATTGCTAGTTTGTAGTATTTCTTTATCTTGTTCAGTAAACCCTTGCAATACATAATTAAATCTATTATTTGGAAAGTACTTAGTGATTTGGTCTTTTTGCCAAAGCAAAGCTGCTTTACGCTTTTCTCTAACTTCTTGGTCTTCAGGCAAGTAGGAAAATATAAAGAATTGGAAATGTTTACTAGTGTTTGGTGTAGTAACCAAATGATTCTTAAAGTTTTTTACATCTAAGCTTAGATTATAGTTCTTCCAGGCATCTTTTAAGTCACTAATCTTTTGCTTCATTGACTTATTGTCCCAATCTTCTATTTGGGTATGTGAGAAAATCTTAGGAAATTGTTCCTCTAGTGGCTTAGTAGAATCAAGCTTGAATGTATTCATCAGTTTCTCCGTTTATAACTATAATTATAAACGGAAAACTTCTAGAAATCAATACATTTAAGAATCAAAGTGTGAGAAAGCATCTTCCCAGGAGCCAGTGGAAGCACCTTTAGAGTATTCTGTTGATCTTTGTTCAAAGAAGTTAGAATGTTCTACACCGTTTAGGATCTCTTCTAGCCAGAGCAACGGATTCTTTTTTACTTTGAAATGTGTCTTTAGACCTAGTTGTAGTAATCGACGATCTGCGATATATCTAATATATTGTTTAATATCATCAGGAGTCATACCCTCGATACCACCGACTCCGAATGCTAGATCAATAAAAGCATCCTCGTGTTCTACTGTTTTAATAGCAATATCAAGTATTTTAGCTTTTAGTTCATCTGTCCAAATTTCTTTATTTTCTTTAATAAATGTTTTAAATAGCTTAATCATTCCATCAACATGAAGTGCCTCATCACGTTGGCTCCATGCTAAAATCTGACCCATGCCTTTCATAAGATTTCTTCTAGGGAAGTTAAGTAACATAGCAAAAGAAGCAAATAAGGCCAATCCTTCTTGAAAAGCACTAAAACCAGCTAGCGATAGTGCTATTCCCTCTTTGCTATCGATATTAAATGTTTGCATATAATCATGCTTATCTTTCATTTCCTTATACTTCATAAATGCTAGATACTCAGTCTCTGGCATGCCTAATGTATCTAAAAGATGCGAGTATGCGGCCACATGTATGGTTTCTGTATTTGCAAAAGAAATTAACATCATTCTAATTTCAGTGGGCTTGAATATAGGAATATATTTGTCTAAGTACGCATCCTCACACACACAGATATCAGCCTGTGTAAAAAATCGGAATATTTGTGTCAATAGATTTCTTTCAGGCTCTGTTACTTTATTTTTCCAATCCTGAACATCTTCAGCCATAGGAACTTCGCTTGGTAGCCAATGTATAGCCTGTTGTGTTTCCCAATTTTTATAAGCCCAAGGATAAGAAAATGGACGATAACCTACTCTAGATTCTAATAAACTCATTCTATTTCCTTTAAATCAAAACTAAACTTTGGTCCAGAAAACTCTTTAAACTCTTGTTTACTTTGTTTCCCACCACCTATTTTAATAAGTACGTTAATTTCATCTAAGAATGCTTGGCTTTCATCGCCCCATTCTTTACCGACGATTACTCTTTCTTCAACATCAAAACATTCATATTCGTTTGCTTTCTCACACGCGATGCCGATTGTGTAAAGTCCTCTTTTATCGGCCTCTGCATATACCAATCCGGGAATGCCAACATTAGTTAATCCGCTGACTATTTTAGGATTATACTTCGCTATCTTATCAAATACCTGTTTAATGATTCTCTTAGCTCTGCTTTCATCAAATTTAGCACTAGAAAACCCAATAAAACCTACATTCATTGGCATGAGCTACAATCTCCCTCATCATATACAACAACTTTGCTGATACTCTCTGCTCTCTGTATAGATAGAGACCGGCAGTAATATAAACTCTTAACACCTAATTCCCAGGCTAAGTAATGTATTCTATGTAAATCTTTTTTATCTATGTTCCCAGGTAAGAATAAATTCACACTTTGTGATTGATCTATAAACGGTGCGCGGTCTCCGGCCCATTCAACAATCTTATAAGGATTGATCTCTTGAGATGTCTTAAACACTTCTTTCTCTTCGTCAGACAAGCATTTAAGTTCTTGTACACTTCCTTGGTTCCTTAGAATCTTACTCCAAACTTCTTGAGTATTCTCTCCCTTACTTTCTAATAATTTCTCTAAGTGTTTATTCTTTACAGTAAAGCTACCACTCAATGTCTTTTGTGTAAAAACATTCGCTGCCCAGGGCTCAATACAAGGGCTACTATTGCCTATGATTGATATAGAAGCTGTCGGGGCTATAGCCGTTTTATTGGTAAAACGTTCCATTATTCCACATTCTTCTGCATCGGGACAAGGTCCCTTTTCATAAGCCAGTGTTACACTAGCAGCATCAACTTTTTCTTTAATGTGTGTGAATATCTTTTTGTTCCAAACTTTTGCCATTAGTCCATCAAAAGGAATCATCTTATCTTGCAAGAAACTATGGAATCCCATAACACCTAAGCCAACGCTTCTTTCTCTCATTGCAGCGTATTTTGCCTTGGACATTGTATCGGGTGCATTATCAATAAAATCCTGCAACACATTATCTAAAAACCGCATTATGTCTTCAATAAACTGATCATTCTTTTCCCATAGGTGAAAATATTCCAAGTTTGTTGAACTAAGACAACAAACTGCTGTTCTTTCATTGCCTAAATGATCTGCTCCTGTAAATAAATTAATTTCCACACACAAATTCGAAGTTTTTGTCTTAAGATTCAATAACTTATGATGTTTAGGAATTGCATTATTAACATGATCGATGAACAACAAATAAGGCTCGCCAGTTTCTAGTCTTGCATTCAATATTCTAATCCAAAGATCTCTAGCTGATATTTCTTTCAATACTTCATTTGTTTTAGGACTACGTAAAGGATACTTAGCATTTTCCTTTACTGCGATCATAAAGGCATCATCAATACAAATACCATGATGTAAATTTAAAGTCCTTCTATTTGGATCGCCACCTGTTGGTCTACGCAACTCAACAAACTCTTCAATTTCAGGATGCCAAACTGGTAGATAGACCGCTGCTGAACCTCGGCGGAGGCTACCTTGGCTAATTGCTAGGGTTAAAGCATCTTGTACTTTAATAAAAGGAACAATACCACAAGTTTTTCCTCTTCCTTCTTTACCAACTTTCTCACCAATAGAACGTAGATTGCCCCAGTAACTGCCAATTCCACCACCATTAGAAGCTAGCCAAACATTTTCAGTCCAATTATCTACTATACCAGAAAGATTATCAGTACATTCATTTAAGAAACAACTAATACTCATACCACGACTTGTTCCGCCATTACTAAGAACTGGAGTAGCTGGCATGAACCATTGTTTACTCATGTAATCATAAAGTCTTTGAGCATGTTCTGCGTCATCTGCATAAAACCCAGCAACTCTAGCAAAAAGTCCTTGAAATGTTTCACCTGGTAAAAGATATCTATCAGTTAACGTATCTTTACCAAAGTCAGACAAGAGTGAATCTCTTTCTGGATCCTGAACGATAGAATCTTTGTACATGCTATTTCCTTTAATTACTTTATCTTTTTATAATAGGCGAAAAATGCGCCAAGATCAAAACTATTATTAGACTATTGTCTAATATTTATATTGACTTAACCGATGCTCAGATTAGAGCATCGACCAAGATTTTTGTTGATGATGAAATTGTCCACTTGAGATTGTATAACTAGATTGGAGACCTAAGTCTGTCATTGCGGTTCCTGTTCCAGTAATTGTGATATTTGAACCAATACTTAAAAACAATCCTAATCTATTTTGGTCACTTGTTGCTTCTAAGTTAGGTATTACTGCTGCATTGATATTTGATATTACGTTAGTTAAACTAGAACCAGTAAATGTTACTGTAGTTCCATTTATAGTTAAGCTATCACCTGGAGAAACCGTTGGATTAACTATACTTCCTATACCAATAACAGATATAGAACTATAAACAACTGTTAAGACTGGCCCACTTAAGCTAAAATCAAATGTTATTCCAGTTGTGTCACTTTCATTAAATAAGTCTGCTAACGTAGTTCCTATCAATGTTCCGTCAGTAACTACAAATATTCTTCCTATTCTAGAAAAGCCGTTCCTCTTAAGAGTATAGTCTATAAACATAGAATCAACTAAACTAGTATTAAAACTAATATCAGTCGCTGTATTTGTTTGGCCTGGTTGTATGTTAAATGGGGCTGACTTACTTGTCATAACCACATTATTGAAAACAAAATCTGTTTGTGGGTTTAACACCAAACAAGACTTGCTTAGATTGCTTATAGGAACAATACCTATTGATAACTCAAATATATCACCAGTACTAATACAGTTAGTAGCAGACGCACCACCAGATGCATCAAATAATATTACAGGGAACCCTGTTGACCCACAATTATTAAATGTGTTGTTACTGCTAACAATATCATCACTATATGGACTAGCGAATATACCATTCTGTACAATATTCTCAAAATAGCTGTTGACTACCTTAACTCCTTGTATTGTATCGCTAGCTCCATTGTTAGCAAGAATGCCCTGAAATGCGTTTAAAAATCTACAGTTATCAAATAATATTCCATGTGCATCTATACCTGTAGCACTTATATCAGCTATTGAACCACCGCCGATGAAGTCACAATCTTTAAACTTAATATTCTTATGAGTGTAGACTCCACCAATTGGGTCTATGTTAATTAAGTTAGAAGATGAAGCACCACTTAACCAACCATTAGAGAAAGCACACGTATCAAACAATATGTTACTAACTCTATCTAGATTAATTACATTCTTATCTCTGCTATGCACAAAACTGATACCGTAACAAGCTATGTTCATAGGCAAAGTTGCTTCGTCATTTCCTAATTGCAGGTCTGTTTGAAATAAACTATCTGCTGTTTGTACAACACAGTCACTAGTATCGGCTGTGTCTATCATGTTAATGATAGTTTTACCAATACCATCTCCAACTAAAACAGAAAATGGCGGTAAGCTGATCTGACTTACATCTAAATTATAAACACCAGCCGGGAAGTATATCGCCCTATATGCTTGTTGTTGTGCTCCTACCGGTAATATAATAGTATATACATTTTTCAATGCTCTATTAATAGCAACACTATCTTCAGCAATACCGTTGCCTATCGCACCATATGCTTTAATACTAAGCCTGTCGTCTAATGTTTGTTGAAATGTTCTAACTATTGGAGCATTGGCATTAGGCCCAGTAACAGCATCGACGCCTGTGTTGCCATCATATGTATATGTTAATAAATCACCATTAGGGCTAAATTGTGTAAGAATCTCTGTATTACCGACTACAGGTGCTCCTTCAGAGAGCTGTCAGTTACCTATGAATACCCTACGTTCGTCAACTATATGAGCTATTTCGTGATCTTCTAGAGGATTTGGCAGATCCGCCATTAAGCCACGACGAACTTTTATTTTAGAATATTGGGTGATTGTCATCGTCTAATTCTTCGGTATATACATTAATTAATGATATTTATCAGTTGTTAAATACAAGTTCTGAAGAATTAGACTATATTAGAATAATTTACTTGTTTTTAAGTCTATCAAATTTAAGCTTATTAGCGGCCTTTTCGGCTTCCCAAGATTTACGTTCGTCTTCTTCGTATTTACGCCATTCATTAAACACTCCCTTAAGTGCTTCTACACTTTGCCTAGGAGCATTTCTAGACATTAAATAACGTGTCATTACGGCTAGATTAAGTGGTTTTATGTGAAAGCAACTGGCATTGCCTATCGTTGTAACGTCATACATTACCAACTGTGCTAGTTTACCAACAGGGCCTTCAACAAATTGCTTTGATTCTAAAAACTCTAAAAAATTCCTGAAATTTTCCATTATAGTTATCCTCTAATGTGTTGAGTACAAGCTCTATATTCTTAAGTATATATTAAAATGGTTTTTAAATCAATAGAAATTAATAAGATTTTAAAGAAAAAATCTCAAGTAAATTAAAGACTTAACATCTTACTGTTTATTTCTTATGTAAATTTGTTGTATGGTCTTGTCTACAACTTGTGCTATAGCTGAATATCCGTAATCATCATACTTAGAAGCCAATTTACCTATGAACTCTAGTGTCTCGAGTAAATCTATCTTATCTTGTGATAGACCTTGAATAACTTGGCTATCTGATCTGTTTGCAGCATGTACACCTAAAGTATTCTTTCTAAGTGCGATGTCAGAAACAATATCATTAAGGTAGTTTTCGTCTACCTTAATGATATGATGCTTAGTTACTGTATATGTTTCCTTCTCTAATGTCTCGCCAATGTATTTGTATATAGTGCCCGAAATATCTTTATATAGCCAACCATGAACAAATTTACCTGAAAACATATACAGTAACCATTAATTAAAGTTAATAAAAGGAATGATGTGATTTATTAAGTATTGATTTAACTAGGTTAATTGGAATAACAAAGCCGATCCCACCGCTTTCTCCGGCTCCAGCAAATACTATGCCGACCATTCTGCCTTGAAGATCAAATAAACCGCCACCTGAATTGCCTGGAAAAATACCAGTAGACACTTGGATTAAATTGTCAAAAGGTGCCAATTCTATGTGTCTATGTAAACCAGTAACATAGCCAACTCCTAAAGTACTAGTGATAGCTAGACTAGAACCTACTGAAATTACTTGTTGACCAACCACTAGCGAATCAGAATTTCCTAGATGTATTGGTGTCCCTATCTTCTTATCTAGCTTAATTAAAGCTATATCGTGATTTGGTTGAGCTAAAATTACTGTTCCTATAACTTTTTCACCATTATGTAATTGAACCATTACTTTCTCACCTATTGCATTGTCTTCAGGAAAGCATTGTCCTGCTGCTCCTTCAAATTCTTTATTATCCACAACATGGTCGTTAGTAATCACTAGATCTTCATCAATAAAAGTTCCGGAACCAGTTATCATTGCATCCTGACCACCAACAATAACTTCTCTATTAATCTGCACTGATGACTCTGCTGCTAGTTGATATAAATCTGAAAACCTAGTATCGTTATGGGAGTTAATTACTGCTCTAGATAAAGGAGAGCAAAGAATTATGAATAATACTGTGAATAATGCGCTCTTTAAGTACGTTTTTGTTGTGTCTTTCATTCGAAATTTCACTTATAATATAATTACCTTTAATGCCTGTACAATTATATTTATACTTGAAATTTAGTAGTCTGAGTATTTTGTTACTCTTTATATGTTTTGTTCTTCATAAATTCGGCTTCCCATGCCTTTTTCCAGATCAATTTCTTGGCTAGATTTCTATCTCTTTCCTTCTGCCAAGGCGATTCTACTTGAGATACTCTACGGTTTAGTTTGCGATTTGTTTCCATCAAACTTGCTACCTGTACTTGTAGACTAGCTATGGTTTCTTTAGCTAATGCTACTTCTATGTCTTTTCGGCTATATTCTCCACGCATCATATTCCTTTCACCACGGAGGAAATTATTCGCAGTCATTAACAAGTTGATTTCGTCTTGTAATCCTTTCTTTGAAATACTCATATTATTCTCTAATATTTGTTAATAGTTTAAACAATCTCTCATCTTGCTGATTTTGGAACCTAACTTCATAATACTGTTCTGGTGCGTCTAATAAAATAGCTTTTATTTCTATACCGTACACAATGTGTATTGCAGATTCTAATATTCTTTCATATTCAGCAAATGCATATCCGCTAGGGTCTATATGAAGGCCAGCTTTATCCCTTAGCTTCCTTGCTGAACGAAAATTGATTCTGAGCACATCAACCATAATTTATGTTTTAATAATTTTCTTAATTCCATAAAGACTTATTCCAATCCAACATACTTCAATAATAAAGGAAGGTAAATTCCAAGTATGAAGTAAAGATAGAAGAATAAGCACAGAACCTATTAAATTTGTTATTGGGTACTTTAGTTCATCTGCTTTTATCTTTCCGAACTGTAATAGGAAATAAGCTGATATTATGCAACCTACTCCTAAGATACCAAGTATTGTTAAATATGACATATCTCAATTCACCTGTGCTAATAACTTAAATAACCTTAATTCATCTTCATTCTTGAAATTCACTTGATAGAAAAAGGTACCATTGCCAAATCGACGTAGTCTGTTAACTTGGACAGTAAAGCTAAATAATTGTTTTATCAAAAATTCGACAAACTGTGTGCTAAGTTCTATTTTGCTATTCATATTACTAGATTCCATGAGTCGTCGAACATCTTTACAATCTATTTCTACCATTGTTCTACATTAAACCCTAGATAATATCCTATATCTATATTATATAGGTGTTTTATGCTATAAGTCAATTGTTTGTTTATTTTCTAATTATTAGAATGCTTCTTGATATTATCAAGGAATTGATCTGTAGCAGCGAACCAACTATACTTGAGTCTTGCTGCTTTAGAACAAATATGCCTATCAAGTTTTAATGCATCATTAATAGCAATCATCAAATCATCATTCATACACCCAGTCACTCCTTCGATCAATGCTTCTTTTGGACCATCAACATGATATGCAGCAACAGGTGTTCCGCAAGCAGTACTTTCTACTTGCACTAATCCAAATGTATCTGTTAGTGACGGGAAGACCATACTTATGTTCTATTGCAATCTTTACTCGATAATCTATTCCATAAAAATTATAGTAAGAATCAATATTCTTAGTTCCAGAAGAATTAATTATATCATTTATTTTGCGATAGCTAAGAATCACAAATCCCATTAGTCAAACCTTAGCTAATAACTTAAATAACCTAGCTTCTTCAACATTTTTAAAGAAAATTGGATAGATGTACATATTCTCATCTGAATTATAATAAAAGTCTAATACTATAGATTCTAATTTATATATTTCCTTTATAAATTTAGCTAATCTTTCTTTTGCACAGTATTCGCCAGCTAATTCATATGGAAATGATCTATATAAATCCCATAATTCTAAGCAACCTACATTAATTCTTGCATCCAATTTATTATTCGACCTTGCTTTTTAGCTTTTCTATAAGTCCGTCTATACTGCTATTAGATATAATAGAACTAAAATCGCTTCTGCCTGTAGTTATAAGGCTCACACCTTCTATAATAACATCATGTATTGTAAATGACCCCGAAGATGATTGTGCTACTCTATAATTAATTCTATTAGTTTGGCCATCCGGATGAATAATAAGTGTTTGAATTATGTATTCGTCTGCATTTATTTTATTTTCAGAGAATATCTTAAACTTTTCACCAGCATAGTTCTTAAAATATGGCACATAGTTATTGATTAGATACTT